CTGTCCCAAACTGCCACAGCATACGCAGATACTTGCAATTTATAGTCCTCAATCCATTTTTCTTCCTTGGGTTTTCTAGCAGTTTTAAAATCGACAATTGCCGTATCTTCTGACATCAATACAGACAAGTTATCTAGAGTTCCAGCAAATCCACCGTCTCTTGAAGTCCATAAGAATTTCTCCTGAGCTATTACCTTTTTAATTTCAGTGAAGCTGCCGGATTTGATATAATTATAAAAGAGCATGCCGCCGACTATTTTTGCCCGACTATCAAACTGATCAATTTCATCGTCTAGTCTAGCTAGTGAAAGGGTTTCTTCCAATCTGTCCTTTTCTGACATTGATGCTGGCAAATTAAGATAGAGTTCGCATAGTTTATGCATTACCGTTCCACGACTAGTTGCATCCTTACCTATCTGTTCAGCCTTGGTGTGACCAATTCGATTCCTCCAAGCATCCAAACCAGTCTGGTCAGACGTTGAACCTAATATCGAGGTCACACTTGGATAAGTTCCAATCACCCCAGATGAATCAGATACTTCATAATATCTGAAACCATTTAACACAACTCTCTGTATTTTCTCGCTCATTAGGATAAATAATTTAGTATCTATTACAAAATAAACACGTAAAGTTTAGCATGATTAAGAATTTTGAACAATTTAGCCAAACCAATGAAGGATTTTTCGATTGGTTGACCGGTAAAAAGGAGGAAACTAATCCCAGTAAGAAGGATTCATCTGCTGGTATTCTCGATAAACAAGTTGAAGCATTCTATTTGACTCTACGAGCCTTTGCTGAAAGCGGAAAGGTTGCTACTATCCAGAATAAGACTAACTATCAATACTCTAAACTAGTTGAGGATATTCAAGCTGCCCTAGTATTTTTAGGTTATAAATTACCAGCTCATGGAGTAGACGGCTATTTTGGACCGGAGACTGCATCTGCTATTCAAGCATTTAATGCTGACACCGTTAAAATTAACACAGTAGACGATGCAAAGTAAATTAGTATCTTTTGATCAATTTTTTATAAATGAGGCAGCCAATGGCAAGCTCGATACCAGCGAATTAACCTCAATTGCTGGCGCTGGCGAAACAAGTTCTCAGCATAAGTTAAATGACGTTGCGGCAAAGGCCTACGAAGAAATGAAAAAAGCAGCAGAGGCAGACGGAATCAAATGGTCAATTACTGACTCATATAGAGACTATGACTCGCAAGTAGATGTAGCTGCACGAAAAGGTCTTTATAAACAAGGCGGCTTGGCTGCTGTTCCAGGAACATCAAATCATGGATGGGGCAGTGCAGTTGACTTAAAATTAGACGCTGACTCTCAAGCTTGGTTACAGGCAAATGCTGCAACTTACGGATTTAAAACAATTCCAAGAGAACCTTGGCATTGGGAGCATACTACAAGTGTACAATCTGCTAAAACTGGAAAAGAAACTTCAGATACTTCTGCTGTATTAATAGATTCAGATTTAATTACTAGAATTATTAATAAGTTAAAGGAAAAAGGTTTTTCGGAAAAGGATCTAGTTAAATTCTCAAAAACTGATCAGAAAGTTTCACTAAGCAGTCAAGAAGATGAAGACTTTTATAAAGCAATATTAACTGGACTTGGAGCAAACGAAACTCCTGAGAAAATTAAATTTCTAAAAGCTTGGAGACAAGGTGAGGGTGGTTCTGCAAAGAACAATCCATTTAATACAACCAAAGATATTCCAGGAGATGCTGACACTAAATACAATTCAGTTGGGGTTAGAAATTATCCAGATCGTCAAGCTGGATTAGACGCAACTCTTGCTACTCTAAAGCTTCCATACTATAAAAATCTGGTAGCTATGTTACAGAAAGATGATATCACAGCGGATGAGTTATCTAAAGCCAAGGATTTAGATACTTGGGGAACAGGCCCAATGGTAAGAAAGGTTTTAGCTGGAGGTAGAGTTAATCCGCCATCAATTGCTTAAGCTAATTTTAATTCACTAATCCTTTTAGGAACACTAACCGTTTCATCAATCCATTCAAAACTGTCAAGATTAGTAGTCTTCATTGCGTGTAGTAAATTTTCATATTCCATTCCAGTCTCATAGTAATTTGCAACGAACCATGCAATTCTCTCCTCGTAAGTAAGCTCACGATCTGGATCTTCACGGTCAACTATGTAGTACTCACGGTTGGGCTGGTCACCATCATCTCCAATTTCAAGAGCGTGTTTAATCCAGTCGGCATGGCGCTTGACTTCGCACATTGCAATTTTAGTATCTTGAGAAATGCCTCCAGTGTCTGGATTAATATCTCTAAATCTTATTTCTATCATATATTAATTATTTAAAGGTTCTTTAATTTAATCTTTTTAATACATCACTAATACGTAAAAACATTTCAATTGCAACTGGCGCAGATAGTAGTGCTATTAGAAAGTTATTTACATACGAGTATACAGTTATCACACTACCAATTGTAATATCCTTTTTTGTAGTAATTAGCAGTATAATTGATAAAATTAAAAATACATACTTAATACTATTTATTAAAAACCAATTTTTACCTTGTATTGTTGATTGACATATTTCAATCTTTCGTCTTCGGTTAAAGAACGACTCAGAGCTTACATATCCACATTCAATTGATTTTGCTTTTGTTTCGTAATGATTATTTGCTACAATAATTCCCTGTCTTATTTTTTTATAAAGTATAAATACTGAACTTACAATAAAAATAATTGAGACACTAACTAGTATGCCAACTTGCCAATTCTCAGAAAAGATAAAAATAAGTGATCCAATTATAGTTACAATTGTTGCAATATAATAGTGTACATAACCTTCTAAGACATTAACAATTTCATGAGCCATATCTGTTCTGGCTATCTTAGTCGAAACATCAACTTCATCCTTTTTAAGAAATTTTAATGCTATATTATTATAAATGATAGTGTAGACTTTTGTGTCATAAACCATTCGTTTGTAATTGAAAAAGTTTGATAAGAAATATGAAATACCTAAAAGTACAATCCAACACCAATTACCACTAATTAATCCATCAATACTCTTTCCCAATAAGAAAGGTGTTGATAAAATGGAAAGTTCAGTGAGTAACATAAATACATATATCCATGTTAATTGGGTTTTGTATTGTTTAAATATCTCAATGAGTTTATACATAGTTTAATTACTTAAAGTCGCTTTAATATTTGGGTGTGATTGATAATCGACTAATTCAAAATCATCAATTAACCAATGTTCTGGCGTGAATGATGGTTCGTTTTTAAAATGCAATTTGATATTGCACTTAGGTAACTCAAAAGGTTCTCTCGTGTGGTGCGGTATTTTATGTGCACTGTAGTATTCACTTAAGCCTCCACCGAATGGAACTTGTTCTTCAACTGCAGTTTGGTAAAAATCACCCATTGCGGTCTTTAACATTTCGTGACGTTCTTCAGAAGTATATTTTCTACCAATCTGTTCTTTTGCTTGTTCAATATGGTTTGAATATAAATGTACATCACCTAAGTTACCAATCAATTCATCAGGAACCATATTAACTTCTTTAGCAATTATCTCTAACAACAATCCATAAGATGCAATGTTGAATGGTAAACCTAAAAACGTATCTACTGAACGTTGATTCCACATTAAAGAGATTGCTCTATACTTACCAGGATTTACTATCTTTTCATCTCTTGTAGTTGGACGTGTATAAACTTGAAATCCATAATGACAAGGAGGGAGAACCATTTGGTCTAATTCTCCAACATTCCAAGCTGAAACCATTAATCGTCTTGAGTCTGGGTTTGTTTTAAGTTCGTTGATTAGATTTTGGATTTGATCAATATATTCTATACGGAACTCAAAATCTAGTTTATCCCACTTATGCTTTCCCCAACTTCTCCATTGCTTGCCATAGATCGGTCCGAGTTCACCCCACTTATTAGCAAACTCATCATCGGTTTTGATTTTGTCAATGAATTCTTCTATTGTAAATGGTTCAGTTAATGTTCTATTTTTCTTAGAATTCTCTAATAATTTGGTTTTACCAACATATTCACCTTTATTATATCTTTTAATATAGGCTTGGTAAGCATCACCATCCCAAATATGACAGTTATTGTCAACAAGGTATTTGATGTTTGTATCACCACGCAAGAACCATAATAATTCGGTTACCATAGTTTTCCAAGCCATTTTTTTAGTTGTAAGTAATGGAAAGCCTTCTGACATTTTATGTCGGATTGTGTAACCAAAGATTGATTTGGTTCCTGTTCCTGTGCGGTCGTTTTTCTCCACTCCATAATCTAAAATGGATTGAAGTAATTCTATGTATTGTTTATCAAGTCGGTTCATTTCTGTTTTATGTTTTTAAATTAAAATTCATTGATTACATCGTTTAATTCTTGGATTCGAGTATCGACGTAACTCGTTAATTCACTAGCCGCTTTTAAGTAAGCCTCCCTAATTTCATGGAATTTAGGATCCACTATCTCTTCAAAACTTGAATAGCTCTCAAAGCAATAGTGCATGCCTTCAGCTCTCATTCGGTAGCTAACTGTTTTAAATTGTTCTAATTGTATATCTAGATCTGCCATATTTATAGTTATTTGTACCAGCCAGTAAAACTGATTCTTTTATTTTTACAACCTTGAGCTACCTCAGTAACGTAATGCGGAGCTCCACCATTTGCATCGCCGAATACATTAAACATCACAAGCTTATTAAAACTTGGAACAACAATTGCATCCGCATTTTTCCATTCCCAATCCATTCTAACAAAGAGTCCGCCATTCCACGGTTTCCAATTTTTAGATAGATGATACACAAAAGCAATTCTTCCATTTACTCCATCCGTGTGAGGTCCATTATAGTGGCCTGCCTCATAACAGTTCATAAACGTATCATTTGAGTCAAGCGATAGATTTGAGTAACCAGTAATGTATTCAAGCGCATTAATAAAATTCTTTGACCTGAAAAACTCCAAGTCCTGATGATAGTCTTCAGTTCTGCGATAGGTATATGAGAACTGGCCCTGATCATTTAGTTCCCTAATGTACTGCAGTCTTTCTGGAATTGATGGATCACCTGGCTTGCATCGATACATTGGATAAGCGGCGGACAAGTTATATTGATCAGGAAATATTGCGAGATCCCAATACTCTGCTGGTTTATTAAAGTAATACTCTTGAATCCTCTCAGCATCCTGCGGTACCATGAAGTCCTCGAACGAAATAAAGTTCTTGGTTAACCATTGGTTCCTTAATTTTTCTACGTCAAATGAGTTTATTGCCATTTTCTTAAAAAGTTATTTCTCTCCAAGGAGTTTCATTTTGCCAAAATTCAAAGGTATCTCCGTCCTTTGGTCCTGACCCCTTTGGTTTTATTTGTTGAATTACCTTATCTGCTACTATCTGTTCTTTTGCAAGAAGAAAGGCTTTCCACTTTGCGTCAACTTGTTCAATGACCGTATCTTCAAAGTTTTTAGTAATGCCAGCAGGTTCTATTAAGACCCACTTTACTGACTCTAACACAAACCACGTATTACCAATGGTAATTCCATATAGGAATAGGGTTCGTGACTCAGCAATTTCTCCATGAGCTTGGGTCAAGCGATCAAATACTAAATTACCAACATCAATTAGATCTTTCATTTGGTCTTATACTATGATTGTAGGCTTGGAACCCAGTGAGTTGTACGACCGTCTGGTGTTTCCTCACGAACAACATCATTACCTAACGGATCCTTCTTTTGAGCATATACTTCAAACTCAAATGTAAAGTTACCAGCCTCACCATTTACCTGTCGATAATTTCGGATACTGGCACCGCCTTGTTGGTATGAGGCACTCATTATTAGTTTACCCCAGTTCCATAACTGGCAAATTTCGTCCTGAGTTAAGTCACTGACTCTTCTATATGGCGAGACTCGGCAACGGTACAACATTTCGCATTTAATATAGTTACCGACCCCAGCAAAAAGCGACTGGTCCATTAGGGCTTCAGCTACTGTTTTTTTCTGTGCTTTAGACGATTCAATCTTTCTGACAAAATCGTACATGCTAGCGGTCTGATCATTTAACATATCTAAGCCCAAGCTTGCTAGTTTCTTTGGTAACTCCTCAAGCTTTGTAAATTTTAGAGTACCGAACCGGCGCTGATCAACAAAGTACAGGGAGCAGCCATCCTTAAAACCAATCCGGAAATGACTATGTGGTTTCAAGTCAGTTGACCAATAACCGCTCATTCCCAGGGTTATCCAGAGACACGTCTCGTCACTAAATTCTAGCCAGATGAATTTGCCTTTAACTCCGCAGCCAGTCACACGAGTTGGCACGGAGGTCTTGACTTCTAGATCTGGCGCTCTTTTTAAGAACCTGCCACCTAGCACTTCAAAATCTGTAACTGTTTTATTCTGTGAGAATTCCGAAATTCCTTCGTAAACTCGTCTGCATTCTGGACCTTCAGGCATAAGATAAATAATAGTACTAAAATTATACCAAAAACAAATGAAGAATTACGTTTCATTATTTGAAAAGTTTGAAGAAGCATTCGATGACTTTTATCAAAAGCCAGATGTTAAGTCTGACCAGGTTTACCATACAATTGCAAAAGAACTTATTGAGTTAGCTGGTCAATACATGGAAACTGAACCTCAAATGGACATGCACTCTGACAAGTATGCAACTCCTACCAGAATTAAGGATCTACAAAATGACCTATTAGTTCAGGTAAACGATGCAATGGGCGAGCAAATGGCAGAGGATTTTGCAACAGCATCTGACGAGCTATTAAGTTCTTACGAAATTGCTGAGAAAGCTGCTCAAACTGATGAGAGTATGAAACGCTCAAAGATTTTTAAAAAGGATGATACAGTTGAAGAGAACGATCTGCTACAGGATACTCCAGTAAAGAGCAATATTGAAAAAGTTGGTAAAACTGCAGCAATGAGACCTCGCCAAACAAAAACGCTAAATCGCTAAACCTAACTACTGGTTAGAGTATAACACTCTATAAATTTATAAATTATGTACTACTTAGCAAAATTAAGATTTGAGTCGGAAGACGACAATGGCAAAACAAAAAAGATTCGTGAACAGTATCTGGTTGAAGCAAGTTCAATTGGAGAAGCTGAAGAAAAACTACTTAAGCGATTCGGAGATGGAATTTCTCCTTGTCAATTAGAAGGAGTTAACGAGTCAAAGATATTGGGACTTATTGAATAAGTTATCTGCTATTAAAAAGAAAAAGGGAGCAATGCTCCCTTTTTTTATGTTTAAAGATTAGAGTTAACAACTGATTTCACCAGATTGATCTCTACGATCAACAGTCGGCTCGATTTCAGCCTTTAATAAGTAATCACGTAAGAGTACACGGTCCTCCTTTGAAATAATAGTTGAATCAAAATTACCGTACATGCATTTATAACCAAAAGCATACCTTAACCCGATCCAGAGTCTCATAAAGAAGTTTCGATGAGTGATTAGGTGAACGTCCACGTACAGTTCATCATCTTCTGTATCATGAATGAATTGAAGCTGGTGTTCCATTGACCAACACTCACAGATTATATTAAGTTTTGAATATTTCATTATTTCTTAACTGGTATTTTTTGAATGATTGCAAGTTTACCGATTGGAGACCATAGGGCCTCCTCTTCATGTTCAAAATTTTTGGTGTCCCAAATCAAGACCCGGCCATTTCGATTCATTACGGAAAGGGCTGCTCGTTCGGCTAGATTAGGGAAAGCTATTCCAAGTTCTAATTGGACAAGTTTAAAAGCTGATCGGAAAGTACCGATCACCCAAATTGGAGTCTCGGTTTCACCTTCACGCTTAGTTATTAAACACACCGTTTTTGCTCTAGTTGGACTGGGCATTAAAGTATTCTGGGTAATTTAAGATGAGCTTTTCCATTATTTCCGGTTCAGGTACATCAGCTTTCACTGAATTGTACATAAAATCAAAAATCTCAACGCTGGTTGGATTTCCCACGATTGCATCGATTTTACGATTAACTGTATTCCTGACACCATTTTGTTGAACTGCACTGGCCAAATCAATTGGGTCCGGGATAAAATACTTATTAAAGCTCATGACAGTATTATACCCTTAGAATGGTTGGAGTTTTAGTCAAATAAATAATCTCAAATAATTTTTATACACATGATACCAAATCCAGTATGTTATAACGTACTAAGCGTTCCAGAAAAAGCAGTTCACATTAGCGGCAAGCTTTCACTTGGAACTCTACCACATGATTACCGAGCAGATACTGCTCAAAATTGGAGAATAGGAATTTCGCCAAACGGCGGAATGGGTCCTACTGTCGGCGGTGGGCCTGATTCACCATATAACAGTGGAATCGTAGTCTACTCTGACACTTATTCAAAAGGCATAGGCATTGAAGCAAACTCAGTTCCTAGAATCTGGTGGATCGACAATTCTACCGGTACCACAGTTGACGATTTTAAAGCCAAGGTAATTGAGATTGCAAGTAGACTACCTGAAAGAGCTGCGAATAATTATGAAATATTTAGCTCTTACACAGATGCTGTAGATTTCTTAGCCACTAATAATTACACCCTAATTGCGGACGATTACCCTGAGTACTATTACTCAGATAAGTGTATGCTTAATCTTGAATTAGGTTATTGGCCAACCAATAATGGAAACTCTACCTACCAACTATTCAATTTAGCGAATCCAACTAATTCAGCCGGTTATACTGGATCAGCTGTTCCAGCATATCCAAGAAATGACTTTTACTGGAATCCTGCTGGTTTATCAGCTCTACTAAGCCCAGCTTGGGAAAATATTGGACAAGAGACTGGATTTCAAGCATACCCAGACCAGGTAAACGCGTTCGGCGGAATCGATCAAACCAGCTTTGTAACCTCAACTCAACTTCAAAGTTTTGGAGGTTTCATATTTGAAGCAGTTCTTGAAATAGCTGGAAGTGGAATTGAGACTGTATTTGAACTGCGTAAGGCAGGTTCAGCATTTGGTTTTGAATTAAACTATGTAAGTGATCACTTTGAATTAGTTTATAACGATCCAATCAATGGAATAACTACTGTGATCATGCAGAACAGCGCGGCTGGTAAACGCCATATAGTGCTTAGAATCCCTTACACAACCACGTATGTCCCAGCACTAGGTAACAACTATAACGAGTGTGTACTTTGGGTAAACGGTAGTTTGCGATCGGTGAATACTATAGTTCATTTTGGTGGCACGCCACAAATGTCGTGGACCGTACCTGCTAACGAGAACCGTTTTAAGTTTGGATCAACTAGCAAGACTGGTGGAGTTACTTCACTAGGCGGCCCAATTTTTTCAATTAAAGTTTATACAGCTGATCAAGATAGAACTGCTGGCGCTACGCTAGCTGGTGAAATCGCAGCCAAGAACTGGTCGATTGTTCAACCGTTATATGGTTTATAATCTTTGGAATTGATACTTTGTAGCAGTGGATTCTCTCAATGAGAATCCATTGTTGTTTAAGAAGTCCTGAAAATTTAGAAAAGGATAATTGGTGCTGCACCCAGTTTCGGGGTTAACCACTGATAAGTATGTGTGATTTAAGCAGGTGACATAGACTTCACGAATCTGATGTTCAATTGAGTCTTTGACAAGTATTGTGCCGATAAGAGGTAGGCCGTCTTGCATCAGTGTAACTTTTTATAACGCCAGCGAAAGTAGATAGAGAACCCAAAAAAAAGTCCCGCTATACAGTACAAAACGAAGTTCGCTCTCCACAAAGTGCCAGTGACTTGTATCAGCCAAAACTGCACGATGTCGAACCCGAACGGGTTGAAGAATAGGGCCACCATCATGCTCCATGTTGCTAGATTGCCCATTAGGGTTTTTCTCCAAGTTTCGACTCTCACCTTCCATACGTTTATAATTTTTCACGTTTAGTTATAGTATCCAACGTGGAAATCTGAATGCTGATTTCAAACTTATTTATTACCATTTAGGTTCTTCGCCAATTTGATCTAGTGCACAGTGAAATCCAACAAGTCGGGTCTTTGCTTCAAGAAAGCAACCGCAAATCCCACATTGGGTTAAGAGTTCTCCAAAGTGAGGACACTCCTTACAGATTGACAGTCGTCGAGCCTTTTCAGCTTCACTAACAAATACCTTTTCCATGATTCTACCTAGCACAGTTGGGGCTGGAGCTTTGGGCTTTGACCCGCATCCGCAACCTTGAGTAGTTGTGTCTAGATTAGTTTCATTAGTCATTATGATTAGATTATTTCAAAAATGTTTTATCATCGAACTCCAAATAGTTTTCAAGTAAAGCTGAAAAGGTATTACGGTATTGAATGACAGCCAGATCCTTGGCCTTGGCCTCTACTTCAATATCAAAGCTGAGGTTATAGTTATTTATTTTCTCATAGATGTGATCGGCATGGGAACGAGCAATGACGCTTGGATCCTCAAATGTTTTCTTAGAGCTTGAATAATGAGTTAGTGGAGTATGACCGTGCCATGTAGTATAAGCCAAGCGTAGAGCAGCTTCCTCACTAAGCTCGCCAGTATTGAATCGATGATGATGGAAATCAAAAGTAATTGGCGTGCCGATTTTGAGATAGATTAACCTATACAGATCAGCAACTGAGTATTGTGTTGCTTTGTCGTCGTTTTCGACAACTAGCCTTGATTGGGTATTTGGCTTGAGTCTCTTGAAATTTTCGCAAAAGCGCTGAGCTGCTGACTCCTTGTCACCGTATGTACCACCAACATGAATGTTGATTGGAAAGCTTGGATCGACTGGCAGACCCATAAGATCCATGATTTCGCAGTGCTGATCAAGATCCTTGACTGTTTTGGTAACAACCGCTGGAGTTGGAGAAGGCAGGACATCAAACTGGCCTGGATGCATTGAGAGTCGCATACCGTGCTTGAGCACAAACTCGCCGATTGCCTGCATGTCAGGTAAAATTTCGGCAAAGTTAGGCAGTAATTGAATTTCATACTCAGACATCCATGGAAAAATATCGCTTGACATACGGTATACATAGATGTCATTTGCTAGATTCCATTCCAGAATTTTAAGAATGTCCTTGATATTTTGATGAGCGAGCTCGCCACAGTAGGCTTGGCCCTTTTCTTGAAAGGTACGTTTGATCATGCCGCGATTGGCAGTTATTCGTTGGTCGGCTAGTGACAAGTTAATGCAACAGTAGCCAAGTCTTACTTGGTCGTTTATCATAGTATTAATATACTAAAAGGTCAGATTTACAAGCTGAACTGATAGCCAAATACCTAGATACGAACCTGCTACTGATCCAGCAACATAACCCAACCATTGGTGTAGAGAGTCCTCGCTCTTTGCAATCTTACGAATCACAAAGAAATTTAAAGAAGCAATCGTAAAATCACTGACTGCTGCCAAGTTATAGTGAGCTTCTGATACTGCTCTAAAATTAATACATAGTAATCCATAGAGTATTAATTGAATCCCAAATAGGACTGCTGCTTCTTTAAGTTTTATCATTGGTTGATAGTTATGCTCCATTTTGCTTTGCCAACGCACCGTTATACATAGTTTCGAGTTTATCCCAAAATGGATGTCCTTTAATAACAGATGAATTTCTATTGTAAGTGTTTATGTAAATAATCGTTCCAACAATATCCACTCTTTCGTAGCAATCATTTTTATCTCTACCTTCTTCGTTATTTGTCCATTTTACATAAACTCTTGGCTTTGTATCTATAACCAATTTTACGTCTGTTACTTGTCCTTCAAATTCCATTTTTGTTTATTTTAATTTAATAATTTCGTTAATACCACCCACGCAAAACGAGAGCATAACAACGTGTATATTCAAGTTTGCATCAGCATTTGTGTATAATTTAAAGGTTCTATAAGCAAACCTGAAATATACACGAAACCGTTATATCCAAGTTACAAAATTGTAATTACCAGTAACTACTCGAAGTACCTGAACTACATCAATTGCATCTTGTAGAGCATCATGAGTTACTTCACCTTTAATTTTACAGCGATCCATACACTTCTGCAAATTAGGTAAAGACTCGTCATTCTTCCAGTCCATTAGTAAAATTGCTGGATCTAAAATTCTTTGTCTCATTTGAATTTGAGAACCCCAGCTTGGTAATTTCTGCAAAAAGACTTTATCAAAGCTTGCGAAATTCTTACCGGCCGCATTTATTTTAATTACGGTTGACCCTTCGTCTGCATAGACCGCATTACTTGATAACCACATTGCAAAAGATCTAGCTACTAGATTTACTGGTAGAATATTGTGCTGCTTACGATACGCAATACGGTCTTCCTTATTTAAGCCTTCCATCTTTGACAGAATTTCAAAAATCCAAGAATTCATTTTTAGAGCAGTTGGCTGGCCGGTGTATCTGTCATGTTCAACAATACACTGGAATTTTGGAAGTTCTTCTAAACTTACCGGGTAATTAGTGTCTTCAATTACTGCACCGATTTGCAAAATTTGACAGCTTTCTGGATCTAGCCCAGTTGTTTCAATATCGATAGATACATATTTCATTAGTTCCTTTGGTTATTTTAATGTTATAGGTCAAAAGGTAAATCATCGTCAGACCAATCGCTCTTAGCAACGGTTGTCGATTTTTTAGGACCAGTGTCAAGGCCTAAGCTGCGAAAAATATCATCATCCTCGTCTTCGTTTGACTCGGCTGCCTTGCTGATATTTGCTCGTTGTTGACCACTAAGTCGGAAAGCTTCCAATGTATTGAAATACTTGGTTTGACCTGACTTGTCTGTCCAGTCTCTACCCTTTACGTCAAATGATACGCTTACTGTATCGCCAACTCCGTATGAGTCAATCATATCGCACTTGTCCTGAACAAGTCCAAATACTATTTTCTGTGGATACTTATCTCCACATTCGATTACGAACTCTCTTTTTCGAAAGCCTTTGTTAAATGTTTGTGCGGGAAATACTTCAATGATTATCCCTGTTAGTTCAAATGCCATATATTAAAAGTCTGGGTTTGTTATTTTTATATCGTAGTTTGTAAAATTCTCAAAATCAAGTCGGTCAGCTTCAATTCGTCTGTCTACTGAATCGCCGGGCATGTTACGCAGAGCCATACGCTCGCGTCTAATCTCTTCAGCAATATCAATAAAGATGACAAATGATTTTTTACGTGAGTCCTCGTCCAAATGTGCAAGGCCAGTAGGAGTCATAATGAACACATGATCATCATCAAATTGATCTCTTGAAGTTCCGTAAATCCATCCATTGAATTCAACGTACTCATAGAACTCATCATTCTTAATCATTGCTTGGGCCTCTGCCTGTGAAATGAAAAGGTAATCAACTCCATCTATTTCGCCTTCTCTGGGAGGACGAGTTGTGTAACTAACTGCATATCTAAAGCCACGTGCTTCAAATTTCTTGCGAATGTAGTCCTTACCACTGGCTGCTCTGCCAACTAGAATTATTCTTTTATGCATATCTAATTAAAATTCTCTTTTTTGTCCGTGAATTGCTTTGAATACTGGAAATCTCAATGAGTGTTCTCCATGTTGGTCAGTAGTCTCTTCAAAGAACTGAACAGTTATTGTTTTACCTAAAATTTCATTTGGGTTTTGATGATAGAACCTTCTTTGTTCTAGATTAAAACCCGATCCAACTCTAACTGTATTGCCTTTGTGTTCAACAATTACTGCTTTTAACATTAACTCTTCAACCTCACGACCCATTTCAATAATTCTGTTTACATCAGATTCAAGATCAATTACTACATATTCGGCATCATGCATCTTTTTAACCTTAAGTAGGCTCTTTGAGCGCTTGCCCTCATAACCAACATCCTTACGTATCATAATTCCTTCGTATCCCATTTCAGTTGCATCAGCTGCAATCTTTTCAAATTCTTCTCGAGATTTTATTTGAAATTGAGGTAATGGTTCCGCATAGTTTAGACCAGTAACAATTGCATTTAAAATAATTAATCGAGCAGATAGTGAAACGTCTCCTGCTTTATTATTAAATTCAGACATTTCCAAGAAGTCAAATATGTAATATTTCGGAGACTGAATGACATGCTCTTTACGGCCGATTTCCTTGATGATACCTTGAAAATCTTCAAGACCGCCATCTTTCATAATACAAACTTCGCCATCTAAAATCTTATTCCTTAAGCCAAGGCGTTTAATATCGTCAGCCAACACAGAAAGAGTTAAGAACTCATTACCTGCTCTGGAATAGAACTTAGGTTCTCCGTGCTCGTCAATTATTGTAATACATCTAACTCCATCAAGCTTACGACTGGCCCACCATTCACCAGAGTCAAAGTTTACCTTTTTCTCATTACCGTCAAACTTCTCAGCTAGGGCAACATCAAAGGTGGGCACCGTACCCGGCATTACTGAATTAATTAAGGTAGTGGTTGCTCTGGTCTTTAAGTTACGGTCTATCACATCATAGATCACATCTGCGAACTCTTGATTCTTGGCAATAAAACCATTAACCACCTGTATTGCATTGTGACCTGTGATACAGCGTTCATTCAGATCATCAAGTAATTGAAACAAGTCATCGTAACTATCGAAACTTAGATCCTGACGCTTCTTTAGATTATCCGAAGTAACATAATACTGCTTGAATGGAGAGTATACATATTCAAATAGCTTGCGTAATACCGGGGTATCATATTTTTTAAGTATCTCCTTTTTATCATTAGTTGAAGAAGTTGCTTTCATTTCTTCAATGAATTGTGCAACTGCTTTAAAATCTTGGTTTGTCATACGGTTATTATACTAAACAAAAAAAGCCGCTGACGCGGCTTTTAGAAATAATTTGGTATTTAATTAGCTAGGGTTAACTACTGCTTCTTTTGCAAGCTCTGCTTGTTTAGCTTCTTCAACCTTAAGTTGGTTAATAATTTGATCAAGCTGTTTCATTTCCATTACTGATTGATTTAAGGCAACCGCAATTCTGAAAACGCGCTGAGCTGATTCTAAGCCTGAGCTTTGGTACTTGTTAAGTAAGATTGCAGCTGCTTCAATTGCAGATGCCTGTACTTGAATAGAACCGTTTGATTCAGAATTCTCAGCTTGTTCTTGCTCAAAACGAGCAATAGCTGATGAGAAACCAAGGAAACAATTCATTACCATGAAAGCTTCATTTGGACCAGTGAAAGTAAATTTATTGCTACCGCAAGCATTCTTTATCCATTTTAGATCGGTTAGGTCTAATGTGATTGAAAAGAATCCTGTTCTGCGATTGATCAATTGATCAAGAGCTGACATTGTTTGAGTAGGTTCTTGAAAGTCTGGTTCTTCTTGAGTAGGTTCCATGTCTTGAGCAGGTTCCATGTCTTGAGATTCAGTTGCCTCAGTTACAGTTTCTTCAATAACTTCTTCAACTAATGTGTCAGTTAATAATTCTTGTGAGTTTTCCATTTTAAGTAAAAATTTTGTTGTTTAGATAATTTTACTCAAAATAGTTAATGGGTTTTAGGAAAGTCTATCTAAAATAATTAATTGTGCTTTAGAAACTTTGCCATAGGCTTCTTTAATATTGACAAAACCTGCCCAGTCAACCTCTTCCTTTTGAAGCTGAGTCTTTGGTACAGCAAGCGAGTCTAGCCCAATTTCTGAAAGATCTTTGATTTTGCACACGAAATAGTGCAGTGCATGTTTTGGATTGCCATTCTTGTCAAATACATGAACTGTCTGAATGTCAAGGTCTAATTTATCTGCACTTAATGAGATTCCAGTCTCTTCATTAAGTTCTCTAAGCGCAGCTTCCAATATGTCTTCGCCCGGTTCAATTCCTCCTTTTGGGATTCCCATGATAGGTTTGACCCAACTGCCGTTGGCTGGATGAACTAAGAGTATTTTTCCATCGTACACAATTGCAATACCAGCTGCATCATGAGACTTTGATTCATTCATAAAATCTGAAAATGTTTTAATCATTATTTAGTGATTGACGATACTTTGCATCAAGCACGTCAGTTCTGCGCTTAACACTTTTCTTAACAAATTCCTTACGTTCACGAAGTTCGCGAACCGTACCAGTTTTTTCAAATTTTCTTTTTAGTACCTTTAGAGCTCGGTCTAACGATCCATGGTCTTTTACGTTTACTATTAACATCGTGAATATTATACTAAAGCTGTTTTGATTGCAGCTACACTTGCTGTGTATGAATTTATATCAAATCCATATCTGGTGTAAATTCCAGACTCGTAAGTGTTTCCTCTAACTCCAACACACCATTGTATGAAAGGTTGCTTATACGTGGTATTAATATCGTCGGTTGCGCCGCGAGTGCTCATATCGCTTAATACGCCGCCAGTAGTTCCTCTAATTGCTTCGTACATTCTAGTTAACTGACCAGTTGTGTATTTTGGGGAAATTAGCATAAAAAGTCCATGAATTGCATTTTCATCAGTCTCACCAATAAAATCCTCCTGTAGTTTTGTGTTTATTGTCTGCAAAATCATGGTAACTTGCTGATCGGTTGCAGCAGATCCAGCATTTTTGTTAGTCTTAGAAATTGAGTCTATTTGAGTTGGCCGATCACCTCCACGTAAAGGACTTACCCATGTTGTAAAAACATCTCCATCGCCGACTAAAAATTTACCAGTTGCACGGTTTGCAATAGTTCCATAGAAACCCCCTAATGCTTTACACTTATTAATTTGACTGGTAACCCAATCAATGTGAGCCTTAGTCCAAGCTGTTCCAATCTTTTCAATTGATACAGTTATTAGAGCAGCAACAAATTCATTCATTTTACCCTTTGGATCGTATGTTGCAAGCTTGTCAATGCTAATATTTTGACCAATTGTAGCGGCTGGCGCAGCTACCAGAGACACGGTAACTTTACCATTAGCAATGGTCCAAGTAACTGTAACCATTTCAGATTGGTTATCGTGAAGTACTTTTACAGTACCGGTAACCTGACCAGCTTCATGGCCTTTAACTACAGCATCCTGTACCTGCTTCCATTGAGGAGCATACGTTGATCCTGCAACCTTACCTGATTTTACTTGTTCTAGGGCTTTTGCTGGATCGGCATCAGCTTCGTTTAATGTATTCTCATTAACTTTTGAGTAGTTAACAAGTTCTAATTGTCTTGCGTAATTTAAAATATTCATATATGGATTTTATTTTTTAGCTGAAATCTAGATCGCCCTTAGCTGTTTTTACTTTTAACGCGGTTGCAGTAGCGGCCGCTGCTGCAGGTTTAGCAGCCGACGTTCCCGCTGCAGGTGCAGCTGGTACCTTAACTTTAGCTATCATTTCTGGTGTAACATCTTTTAATGCAGCATCAATCTTTGTAGCTAAGTCTGCAGTAATTTCATTTTCTTCTTTATTTGTACCAACTAGGATACCAATCGCGTTTGCTGTACCTGATCCGTATTTTCCAACGGCACCACCTTTTGCATTAATCGAATCGGCAGCCGGTCCGCCTTTTGCAATAATTTTCTTTTGTAAGTCTTGAATCTTTTGATCAAACGTAGAAGTTCTTTTAATGCCAGTAATTGCAGTAGAACCAGTAGTTGCGGTTTTATTAGTAGTTGGAGCAACCGTTGTAGTATCAGTAGTTGTTGCAGCTTGGGCAGCCGGCGCAGTAATTGTTCCAGCGTCTACCATAGTTGAAGGAGTTACGTCATCGAATAATTTGTAGCTGCCATTCTTGTTTAGTGCAATCTTTGGAGTTTCAATCTTAATCTTAGGAAGATCTTCCGAATTCCATACCATTAATTTGCCAGCGCCGTCAACTGTAGCAGTTGCTCTAGCTGGAGATTTAGAAAGATCATACATAACTTCAGCATACGTATCAGTAGGGCTGGTTTTCTTAGAATCAAGTCCGCTAGTTGCTTGTTTAGCGTATGGAATAAATGCAATTTCAGCTTTTGCAACTTCTTTGCCAACTAGATTAGTTTTATTAGATACACCGCTATAAACCACACCAAGTAGGTGAGTAGCAGGGATACCGTTTATTTTACTTGAATACCATGTCTTAAACTCGCCATTTAACACTAAGTAATTAAGTAGAGATTGAGTTGGATTTGCATTACTAATCGTTTGCTCGTCTCCGCTCTTTAGAACAATGCTCCATCTAGCAGTCTCACCTGATTGTGGATCGATTTTCTTAATGTTTGGAGTATCTCGAGCTTCCGTAACTTCTACGGTTTTAAATTCTTCAAATGTTTTAACAAATGTCATTATCTGTGTAATATTATTTTAATTTATTTAATGAATGAAAATGGTTTAATTGCAAATAAACTTTCATTAGTCGGAACATTAATTTTTGGCTCTTGGCCATTATCAATTAGTGCTCTAGCTTTTGCTTTTATTCCTTCGGCTTCTTCAGGTTTAATAATACCTTTCTTAACCATATCTTGTACATAATCATCCATTCTTGATTTATCTTCAGTATTTAAACTAACTGTACCGGTTTTTGAATCCCATGCATCTGAAAAATATGCTTGAGTAACTGGGTCAGCCTGGTCAAGAGCGTGTTGAACATCAATTGCCGTATCTCCTCCAACTATTTCTAGAGCGCCTTTGCTATAGTCAGTTGATTTATCTAAGAATTCTTTTGATTTATTTGGATCATTTCCCATTAGTGCAGTACCGCCTAAACTTCCAGTGCTAGAAACGTGGTTTCCTCCAAGTGCTTGAACTAGGGTTGCTTTTTGTTGACATGGATCAGCTTCTTCAGCTTTTCCATCTTTACTAGCGGTTGCTTGATAGTTTTTAGTTGCTGAATCAGCTTTAGCTAGCTCAGCTTGAACTTGATCATATAATTCTGGATTTATAGTTTTTAGAGAGTCTAAGTTAGCTTGAGTAGCTTCTTCAGCTATCATTGCTTCATTTGCTGGAGCTGGTGCTCCAGTAGATAGTAGGTTAGTTGCACTAACCACTGTTGATAAATTTGAAGCTTTTGCCATTCCGGCTTTAACTATACAGTCTAACGATCCTAATTTTTTCCAATACATTGCAGTTATAAATGCAATCATTCTTTTGAATACTGGAACACGTTTAGCAATAGTTGGTGCAGCTTTAGCTAATACCTTCTTAATGAAGACATCCGTTGCAGCCATAGTCTTAACGCCCTTTGTAAATAACTCAGGATTTGCTTTAAATACGTTAAGCGCTTTTACCTCATTTTTAGAAAGACTCTTTAGAGTAGTTGGATCACTTAATATTTCAGTGAATAGGGCTTTAACTGAGCTTACATCGCCGGCTTTTGCAAGTTTAACTAATTGATTGCTTGATCGGCCTGACGTTTTTAATAGGGCTTGAATTGCTTTATTCTTAGTAGCAGTTTCAATTGAACTTACTGCTAGCTTATTAACAATCGCAGCATTGGTTACTTTGTCTAAAACATCTTGTCCTAATTTACCGGTTCCTACCAAGTCAGCAATTTTTTTGTATACTTCGTCAGATTGAATTTCCTTTGTTAGATCCTTGATAACCTCATCAGCTCCTTGAAATTTATCGCCAATTTGTTTTTTAATAGTGTCTGATAGTTTGACATTAGCCAAACCTGGAGCAGTCGCTGCTAATTGTTTTTCTGCATTGGATATGGCGGCACTAGTTGCTGAATCAGCTGACTGTTTAAGAGCACCTTCTCCAGTTTTTGCAATTTCTTCTCCAATCTCTTTAAAATTCTTACCCCAACTTGCAACGGTTAGAGCCATTGCATCTGCCCATTTTATAAGTTTAGCGCCTGCTCCACCTAGGAAAGGTACATATTCAAGAATCTTACCAATTGCCTTAACCATTTTAGTAACAAGGTTAGGTATGAATCCAGCTAGGGCATCTCCTGCTTTAATGAAAAATTGTTCAACCATCGGCATTAAGCCCTTTTGGCCAGATTTAATAATACTAGACTTAGCAAGCATTGCAGCAGCAGCTCGTTCGGCTGGCAGTGAAGATGGTCTACATAAAATTTTAATTAATGGATTTAATATTTTGCCTAATGGACCAAGTAACTTCATTACTGCTCCACCTGGAAGCATTGCAAGTATTGATAGAACTGCAGATAGGTAATCAGGTTCCTTTTTCGCGAATAGTGATAGTAGGGCAGAAAGCAAGTTAGCTGCAATATCTGCTCCAGGTAAACCAATTGATGCCCATAGGACAGTCGGTAAAGCACCAGCTAGGTCAAGTAATAAACGAATAACATTAACTGCTGTATCCATTGGAGAATCTCCAACGACCATACTCTTAAGAAACTTGCCAACTGACGTTATAACACTACCGGTTGTACTAAGCACGCTCTCATCAAGAGCTGATAGTTTTTCAAAATAAGTTTTGGTTAAAGTTAGTTCAACTACATCATACCCGGCTCCTTCTAGGAATACCTGGTCTCTTTGTAATCTTGAAAGATCTTGGTAGTTTGAAAATAGATATTGACTAGATTCCTCTAGTTGATCCTCTGAATAGCTGCTAGCTTCTCTAACTGGATCACATGTTATTAAGTCTTCTGGATTAAAAGCGTCCAGGCTAGCCCAGAATGCTTCAGGTACCTGCTTAAAGTATTCTATTATTAAATTCTGAGAGCGTTCGCTTTCATTAAGTTGTCCAAAGTATTCTTCTGCAGAAATTACGTAACTCATTATATAAAAAATGGTAATTTCTTATTATTTATTCGAGAGCCTGAGGCTAAAGCGAATCAGCGCAGTTTCTTAAGATTTTTAAATAATCCTTTCTGGAGCACTCGGCTAAAAACTTACAGATTTCCCAGAAGTCTTCAACTGTTTCAAATGTCATTGCTTGATGTTGTCCCCATTTATAAGAAACTGGAATCACTCCAAATATGATAGATTCGTAGACTCTGGCTGGAATGAATTTTTCTCTAATGTATAGATCCTTACTTACATTTACTGATACCATAGACATTTGGAAATGCTCCCAAATAAGCTCGCGATCCTCTCTTGAAATTAGAGTAGCCAACTTCATGCTGCCTATCCAGTTCTCAAGAGTCAAATCCTTTTTTGCAGCAATCGACATTGTAAATGGTCGACCGTCAAACATTTGAGTAGAGTCAATTGACTGAATAATATCAGTTATGATTGGATTCTTGGAATGACCGTCTTTGTAATTATCAAATGCAAGGTTACCGTAATACATTAGATTAGTAGGCCGGCTGTCCTGATTTTTCTCATGAATTTCCAGACATGCCTCAATAAAACGTTTGCTCATGCCAGGTAATGTAATTGATGGAATCTCACGGCTTAATCCAAGCGCCGCGATTGTTTCCAAGAATGACTCACTTAGGGAAAGATCAGTATCAACTATCACAATATTTGCCGGATCATATCCAGCAGCCAATGCAATAGTTATAATGTTCTCAAACTTTAGAGAATCTTTTAATTTCTTTTGTAGAGTTGATAAATTTCTGAATCGAGCCTTTAGGAAAATTCTATCGTACTCTCGATTCTTAATTTTTTCGATTACTGTAGTATAACTAATTTGATAAGTATCAATCAGCGAATTTGAGTAAGTTGCCATAAGTACGCCAATCTCATCAGGATATGGAAATTTGGGCTCAATTAAATTAGCAGTTTCAGTATCACTGATGTAATTTAAAAAGTCAAACTTTTCAACTTTAAACTTTTCAGATAATGAATCAAGCAGTCCAATTTGATAGAATGTATGACCTGGGATATTTGTATCAAATATCCCTAATTCTCCGAAATATGCGTAAAGTGATTTGTTTTTTTCCATTGTTACTTGGTTGATTTAAAACCTGCGAAATGCGTGATAAAATGTTTACCAGTAGCAGTACGTGGATTAACGTATAGTTGATCAAAGTTTGCTCTGAAAATATCAAGCACTTCATTGAATTTTGCCGAGCGATTTTCAAGTAACCAACTGTAATGGAAATGGTATTCAACTATAAACAATCGGATTTGATCTAAACTTTCCTGGTTTAGAGCACGAATCATATCGTATTCAAGACCTTCAATATCCATCTTAATACAGGTGATTCCTTTTTCTTTGATAATTGTGTTAATATTCTCAGCAGGTACCCTAGTTACCTGGCGACCTCTAATTGGATGGACACTGTGTTTTCCTGAATCTTGAGATAGAAAGAATTCTACTTCAGTTAAATCGTCAGCAACGATTGCTTTTTCAATAATTTCACAACGATCCTGAACTCCATTCATTTGAATATTCTGCTCAGCAAATTCAACATTGTTGTGGAATGGCTCGTAAGAATAAACCTTTTTAATTTTTGGGAATTGAGTAAGTAGTCTAGTTGCGAAAATACCAATGTGGCCTCCTGCATCTAACCAAACGTCTTCGTGGTCTAGATCTTCTAATACCATCGGCGAGCCGTTTTGAGCATAGTGAGGAATGAATAGCGGTTTAAAATATTCACCGCCAGTAGGTTTAGTTGAGATGTTTTGAGATACGTTAAACTTAATCTCTTCTTCTGATCTTACCAGAAATTGATAATCGTGATATTTGGTCTTCTTTTCGAATACCTGAAGTGTGCCATTTTCTCTAGCCTCTTCAATTGAGCATAGTACGTCTGCCATTTATGTATAGTTCTTTAAGTAATTATACTATGAACTATACGTTTTGGTCTACTGTTACGTCTTTTGTTTTAATTGAAAGTTCTTCAGGATTCTCTGGATTTGGACCAGACTGCTGGTAATCAGCATATTTAGACGGAGCGGTCTTCTCAATCTCATCAGGTTTAATTGAGCTATACTTATTATCTGTACCCATAACTTTGTAAGTTTGACCGACTGGGTCTATTCCTACAATCGTAACGGTTTCACCAGATTTCAGTTTAACTGATTGACCTGTTAAATACTTAGCTGAAGTTGCGGACACTAAAGTAATGTCCTCTGACTCAGTTAGGCTTTTTTTTTGGATTGATCTACAACAATGTACTGATTCTTAAGAGCATTAACGTTCTTTTCGATTGACATCTTAAGTTCGTTTAATTTCTCTTGGTATTCAGCTGAAAGAGATTTATCTTTTAAAGCTTCTTCGATTTGAGAAATTGAAGTTTCTAATTTAGCAAGGTTTTGCTCAATAGTTACTTTCTCAGCATCTAGTGCTCTAAGATTAGTTTCTCTTTCCTCTAATTGGATAGAGTACATTTCGCTTACGTCATACTTGAAGTTTTCAAGAACGTAATTGTGGAAAGTTAGACCTTTCATTTTCTTAAGAAGTCTAGTTTCTCCAAGTTTTTCAAAAACATAAATGTTTTCTCCGAAATTAAATACAATAGAATCTTTTCCTAATCTTTCATTAACGATAGTTTTACCGAATTCAAGATTAACGATTAGGTCTAAGTTATCAAATACTTTAGATAAAGCATTACGAGTATTAAGAGATTCCATTAAGAAAACCTCTGATAATTTGATAGAGTTGATGTTCTCAATAACTGCACCATTAATCTTTAAATTTAAGGTACCGTTTTCATTGATTCCAAAAGAAACTTTTAGGTTTCTACCAGTTGAAATAAGTTCAGTACTGTGCTCTTTAAAGTTTAGTGCACTGAATGCTTCGCAAGTTTCAAAGAAATCTGGAAATTCAGCAACTTCTTCAGCAGTCATTTGAGAAGGGTCAGTATCTTCTGTAATTTTGATAAATTTATTATCAACAAATACGATTGCAGTGTTTTCTGTAACTTTGTAAAAAGGAGCAATAATTGGTTTAACGTTAGAGTCTCCGTTACCGATACCTAAATTAAAGGTTCCAGTAGTTTTAGATTCGTGCATGCTGATCTTATTGATTAGTTGATTAACTACCGGTAAGTTAGAATAAGAACGAAGCTTCATTCTTAAAGAATCTGAAGTTTGAACGTTTTCTAATAAGGCTTCTTCTAATAGAGCGCAAGCATCTTTGTAAAGAACTGCACCAGTTACTCTCATTTCGAAAATTGAGTTTAGGATTTCTAATTTTACAATATTTTCGTTTACATAAGTAGCTAATGATTCTAATACACTAGCAACAGTTTTGTCATACGAAAATTTACCAAGACCTTCAAAGAAAAGGTGGATTGCTCTGTGTTCTGGCATGCTACTAACAGCTTCAGCTAATCTAGCAATTGTGTGCTTAACTACTGGATCTGCGTAAATTTCGCCTTCTTTAATAGCCTGTAATTTCATAGAAAGACCAGCTTCCTTAGCCATGTCCTGAAGACGTTTAGTTGGCTTATCTGCCATCTTTCTGAATTTTGCAACTACTTCTTTGATATTCTCATTTACTAACTCAGTAGCAAATTGCTCTAGAGTAGTTAAAGAATTCTCAAATACTAGTTCAGGTGAAACACCCAACATTAGAGAATTATTGATTGATTCTAGTACAACCTTTGATGCAATGCTAGAATTTATGCTCAAATTATTTTTGAGCTCGTTAGTTAGTTCTTGTATGAGACCGTTCATTTAAACGTTTGTCTTTTTTATTATTTATCAGCTTTTGTTGCTAAGTTTATTTATCTGCTGCTAATTGTGTTATTTATTCATAACCAGTTCCTGCAAATTAATTATTGGCTAGCCCGTTAAAACTTGCTGCCGTATTTATGTTTTTAGTATTTTCGGAAGTTTGCGAAACACTTGTAAACTTTTGCGACTTAATCCTTTTCTTTAAACCTTCATTTTCTGCAGCCAAGGCATCATATTTAGACTTAAGATCGTTTAATTGGGCCTGTGGATCGTTGATCAGCGTAGTCTTAGCTGCTTCATTTGCTCTAAGAATTGTAGCATATTCGCTAGATGACATCCATTTGCCAGTGTACATTAGTGTCTCAATACCATCCTCAGCAATAACTGATATGTAGAATAGTGAATCTGCTGTGTCCAGTATCTTTTTAGCTTGGTCTTTAGGTATTCTAAATGCAATCTGTCCAACACTAGGGTTCTCCTTAGCCGGGTCATTAATTGACTCGTATGAATAGGTTGCATCCTTTCCAAAATTTAGGGCATACTTTGATCCAGCATTTAAGTTTGAGGTCTTTTGGTTAGACGGATTATTTAAGTCAGCTGAGTAGACTGTGAACTTAATGAAGTTATCAGTTGGGTCAATCGGCAGAGTTAATTCGCCTTGACCAAACACTAGATCAGTTGAACCGTCAGTTGTTGTCAATAGTGCATTCTTTTGGCTTAATCTGATATTTGCCTGTTTTTGATAAGCCAGTACCGCGTATCTTACAGGTCGGTCACGGTAGACAATTTTAGTTGATCTAGCCGTCTCGGTTTGAGTAGCCTGTTTTGCTCCAGTAAATAGATTAGTTATTTCAAGATTCTTTTGGACAATCTTATTATAAACCTTCATTGACTGGGGTTTATTTGCTAATTCTAATTTTGCAAGGTATCTGCCGTACTTATTAGGATTAAATAAGGTCATTGACCCAGTTCTGATTACTTGATCACCGGTTTTCTTATTTAGTAATCTGGCAGTATAGTCAATTGACATTGATACTGCAAAACCTGCATCATTTAATATTGGGCGGTACTTTAATGGTGCATCAAAATTATCTTCCTGATAAACTACAAAATTACCAGATGGAACTATTGAACTTCCAATCTGTTCGTAAACTTGAAGTTGGTGAATTATAATCCAGTCATTGTCTACTCCTTTTGCATTTAACATTGCAATAAGATCTTCTGGAAAAGCACTGTTCCATGTAGCAAAAAATTCTATATAGTCGCCGGCTGTTGATTCTTGAATGATTGCTCCTAAACTATCAAATTCATTGATTTGAGGAACTGAACCTTCGTAATAATTAACTACTCGGTATACTTCGTATTTTTGATTATTGTCAGCATACAAATCCTCATAGGTTGCTTCGCTTAATGATACGGTTATTGGTGCTCCTTTTATAAATCCAATATTGTCAGTAATTACTGATTCAAATGAAGACGTTCCAAATTGAGTAAAATCTTCGTCCATGTAAGCTGGAGCTGGGACTTTAATATCAATGTACTTATCGTAAATTGTATTAGCTAAGAATAGAGGTCTTGGATTAAAGGTTAAAAGATCTTGAGCCGTTGCAGCAGTCATCAAAATATTTACTAACTGAATTTGTTGCAAGTTATTAAGTTTCTGACGAGCTCCCAATACTATATTTTCAACTTCAGTAAAGTTAAAACCTGATGCAAAATGGAATCTCATAGTATCCATTACTAGAGCATTTGTATAACTATTACTTAGAGCAACCTCAGTAATTAATGGATCATAATCGGTGTAGATTGGAATATCGGTTAAATCAACTCTAACTAATTTAGAACCTCCAATGGGTACAACACTTAGACCTCTAGCGTTTTTAGTAACTGCGGTGTAGGCATCAGTGTTGTAGATCTGGAATAGGTCTACGTGCGCATTCGTAACCGAGTAATAATTGGTGTTTAGAATTTGCGGACTAGCATCACCAAGTGGAGTTAACATGTACTCCAATATGCAATAATCCGATAATGTTACAAACCTAGATGTCATGTGTAATTGTTATTTCTTTAATCTAATTTTCCAGTAGATTCCGCCTTGTATTGAAACTGTTTTTGTTGCTGAATATCCAACACCTAAACTGTAAATCTTATCAGATTTGGTTTTCAATAATAGTGAAGGTCCTACAAAATTAACTATGTTTACTTTGTCAAATCCACCAATCAAGCCAATGTAAACTTGGTTTTTTGGTAAATCCTTGACAATTAGTGTTTCCTTTATTTGTATTTTATTAACTTGAGCATTCCATAATCTTCCCAATAGCGAATTTTGAGAAACCGTATCGTTAACTACAATATAGCCTAATGAATCTGCTAATTTTAAAGTATCAATATAAACTCGCTTAGCGTAATAATCATTTAATATAGCCAAGGTATCAACCGACACAGGAACTGCCATGTAAATAGTAGTATCATGATAGATGTCTTTACCTTTTTTGTAAACAATTGTATTGTGAGGTACTATTAAGGTATCAATATCATGTTTTAGCACTTCGTACTTTTTACCATCAATATTAATAGTCTCTCCAGGTTTGTCTCCTCCACCTTGACATGCTCTAGTAAAGACAAGCACGCAAACTAGTCCAAGGATAATTAAAGATTTAAAATCAAGCAGTTTCATTCAATTGGGTCATAATTTTGTAGTAATCAGGAACCTGGCCAGTCTCCTGTACTATTTTATCTATTAGGATCTTCTCCCTCTCCTT